TTACTCCAACCTGATTACTCCTATGACTATAGCAACGCTGTTGATGGCTTTTAAGGGTAATTCAAAGGGCTCGTAATTGGTGTTTTCCGACACGATTAGCACGTGTTTGTCATCACTCCCCTTCTTTATTCGCTTAATTATGGGTCCCTGTACTGTATCCAGGACATATACTTTATTCCATTGAAAAAACAGGTCCGTTAGGGGTAGCTTTTTACAGGCGACTACATCTCCGCTGCTATACTTGGGGTACATGCTGCTTCCCTTTACTTTGATCATGAAATCAAAGCTGTTAAAGTCCGGAACCACGTACCAGGCTTTAATATCCTGTTGAGTGATAGTGGTTTCGGCAGTGCCAAAACCTGCCATAGCTTCAATGGGAATAAGCGGCCTCGCATCGGGACCAGGAAGATCCATTTCTGCCCTAAGTTCCATACCGCTAAGTAATCGTTCTTTCATCGTATCCATTTGGTCTTTTGTCATAGGCCCTTTCCCAGTTAGTAGCCAATCGGTATTTACCTCAGGCATTAAGGTTGAAATTTCTGCTAAAACATCTGAGCTTAATGATGATTTCTTTGATTTTCCTTTAAAATTCCCATAGCTAACGCCAATTTTTTCAAAAAATTTTTCTTTCCCAACTCCATATAAATCAGATACTTGCAGTACACGATCTTTTATATTGGATGAATTTTCTGCCATACTGTTTGTTTATGGGTGAAATTTCTGCTACATTTGTTTTCACAAGCGAAATAAAATAAATGCAAATACAAAAGTATGAGAAAAACATTCAAACGGGATTATTTGAAGATAGAGGCAAAAAGGAGGGCCTGCCAGGTAGAAAAGTGTACCCTGCAATATTTAAACTACTGTCTGCGCCAGCAGCTACCTACAGAAAGGGAACAGCGGGCCATTGACACATTCAATAGTATCTACAATCAATTAAAATCAAAATAAAAATCACCCAATTATGTCAATCCTCAAGAGAGTTTTTTGTAAGTGCAAACACAATACTGCACAGTCTGCTGAAAATAAGCAGCAACTCCACCCATTATTTGGTGTAGATATGGAAACGCACAACCGCATAATGCGGATATCAAAGGAACGAGCGGAGGCTGATCCGAACTGGAAGGAACAGCGAGAGGCTCTTCAACTTGCCATTGAAGAATATCTATCCCAAGCTGTGCGCAGACTTTCTCAACAGCCATCTTAAATGTTTCTGTAAAGTATTCGCGCATACCATCGGCATTTGTATGGCTGAATATGATGATCCCTTTTTCCATGAGCAAAAGTTTATTAAAAAAATCTACAATCAATTAAAAATGAAACTTAAAACAACGGTCACCATTGAAGCTCCAGGCGATAACGAGCATTTGGATCAAATTTTTTCAACTGATAGTCAAAAGCTGTTAGGTGTGATTGAAAATAATTTGCATACGCCTGAAAAAGGGCGTACGTCCGTACAATTTCGTGATGGCTCATTACATCAATTAATACACGAACAACAGATGCCGGATAATGGGAAGATCCGGATTCGCATCCCGTGCTATGGCAAGTGGCTGATACTTTGCATTGAGAATACATTACCGGCTGAATCATCTGAACCAGCTTTGAAACACAGGTTTTAAAATCTTTTGAAGTTTTTTCATAATCGAAATGATTGTCTCTGTGCTCTTTTGAAAAATCAGCTAAAGTGAACGAATAAAGAACTGTGTTGGTATAATCTTTCTCCATAACCAAAATTTTATTAAAAAAATCTACAATCAATTAAAGTCAACATAAAAATCACCGACTATGACATCAATCAGCGCAACCGCACAAGATCGCGGAAAAATGATCGAAGAGTATTTCAAGAAAATTCGCTATCAACACCTTCCAAATTCCGGTTCATGGCTTGAAATGCCTCAAACTTCTCGGAGAGTATCCTCTTTTGCGGAATACCCTCCAAAAGATCAAGGTGCTTACAGGTTACACCGTGTAACCGCTCGTAAAAATTTATACAAACGGCTTTGTATTGCTCAGGCGGTAATAATTCTTTGCATACTCCTAATAATGCATTTTCTAAGGTAAAAATATGCGCCTGCATTATGCCAATTTGAATTTGAACCTCATCAATGTCTACCATAACTAAAATTTTATTAAAAATATGCCATTTGAATGGAATAACACCTGGGTAGTAACGGTTGAGGACCTGGTCCCGATCCATTACAACACGTTAGCATCGCTCAAGAAATCTGTTTCCCGTTACAGAAATAAAGAATACGGCATCAAACAGGTCCAGATCGGGGGGAATGGCCGAAAAGCGCTCTACGATTTCTATTCCCTGGACGTGGAAATTCAAAACGCGATGGGCGGGGATCCCAAAAAAGTAACCAACCCACTCGAGCTGTTCTACAAAACCGACAGAAAGGCTGTAGATTTCTTCACAAGCTTCAGATTTGGCGATGAGACTGCCCTTTCGCTCGAATACCAGGACGAATGCATCACAAACGCCTCGGTCCTGCGGGCCGCTGTTGAGCTAAAAATGGCCCGGGAAAATGACCGAAAGAGCAAAGGCGGAAGCTGTAAAGGAGTCATGACATCTATCTGCAATGACGTTGTGCTCTTCAACAAAATTCTGAAAACAAAGCACCAGGTCCAACACACGTTACCTGGCAGTGAAAAGCGATTTAAAGAAGTTTTCAGGGAGTTTGAAAACGGATTTAATTATTCAAGCCTTATCAAGGGAACCCACCAAAACCAAAACCGAAGGGTGGTAAAAGATGAACTCCTGCAGCTTCTGAATGATCTTTTTGCCACGCAAGCCCACAAGCCCACTCGTACCGAAGTTTCAAAGCAATATGAAGCGTTCATATCAGGGTACATAGAGCTCGTAAACCATGAAACTGGCGAGCTTTACGATCCAAAGCAATTCAAAGCACTTTCAGACTCCACAATCCTCAATTACCTCGCCAGGTGGCAGGATAAAATATCGACCTATAAGAAGCGATCCGGCGACAGGCAGATCTACATGGGTGAATTCAAAACTTACCACAGCCTGGATAAACCCACATTCGCCGGTAGTATCATTTCGATCGATGACCGACAGCCCCCATTCAAGTACGATGATAATAATAGGGTGTGGTTCTATATGGGTATTGATCTCGCGTCAGAATGTTGGATTGCAGCGGTCCATGGCAAGAGCAAGGAAGGGATTATAACCGATTTCTATCGCAAGCTGGTTCGCAATTTTCATAAATGGGGGTTCAATATGCCAGCAGAGCTGGAATGTGAGTTATCTCTGAACAGCTCATTTATCAATACGTTCCTGCAAGAGGGCAGAATGTTCCAGTATGTGCGTATGGAGGCTAATAAAGCCCGCGCTAAACGAATTGAACGGTATTTCCGGGATCTGCGATATGGAGATGAGAAAGAAAGGGAAGGCTGGATTGCACGTCACCACGCGGGAACTGAAAGTAACCAGGCCGGACCCGGTAAAGTACCGGTTATCCCTTACAAGACGATCGTTGAAAATTCACTTTTAGATATTGAGCGTTGGAATAACCAGCCTCACAGCGTGTACACGGATAAAAGCCGTTGGGAAGTTTTTTGCGAGATGCAAAATCCGGATCTGAAGCCGACCAACTGGAATGCGATCCTGCCACACATCGGGTACATGACAGAAACATCATGCCAGCTAAACGGTATCATCCACCTGAATAATGATGAGTATTTGTTGGGGATGGATGGTGAAATTCTGCTTGGAGAAAGGCTTATCACCATGATGAAGCGCGTTGCGGGTGAAAAAGTTGATGTGTACTGGCTGGATGATGAAGATGGCAAAATTATAAAAGCACAGGTTTTCCTGCATAACCGGGATACAATGATTTGCGAGGCTATTGTGAAGCCCAGATATAACCGCGCGAGAATTGAACAGACTGAAAAAGATCGGGAAGCCATGCAGATTATTAGCGCATACGCGGCAACGATTGAGGCATACGGCCAGCGCAAAGCTGCAAACATTAACCGGATAATGGTTATTGACAACAGACCAGAGCCGGAAAGGAAGTTCAAGATGGATGAGTTAGCCTACATGCGCAGAGATGAACAGATTGAGAAGAAAACGGAAGTACTTCCCGAAGCTCCCGAACCAGAAGAAGATCCAGTGCCGGCTTATACAGGGGTCAAGAATTTAAGAGACAGATTTTGATGGCATAAATAAGGGAACCGGCGGTGGTAGTCTTGCCACTGCCATTTTTGAAACTTAAAAAAATACTCCAATATGAAAAAGAAAATTGTCAAACTACTCACGGACGCACAAAACACAGAGGAGGCGGTTTGGATAGCTATATCTGCCTTCGTGATTTGCCTTGTATTACTGATCCTCAATAAATAAAAAATGGATTTAGCTGCAAAAATTTACGAAATGAACAAAGCCGGATTTTCCGTCGGCTTCAAGCAGAGTAAAATGGGGGACCAATACGTTGCTATGGTTCTCAAAAAAGGGAATGCCAGGACGGACTATGATATGACCGCTGCCGCATTTCAGACAGATCAGCTGCTCATACACGTGCTTAACGATGCTGAGGCTGAACTTATCAAAGATTCTTACAAACAAAAAAAATAACCCACTATGTTACAGCTTACTAACGAACAAAAAAAGACTATCGTCGCAGCCCTCATGGTCCAACGCGAAAACTTTTCAGGTACGGACCAACAATTTGCCAAACAATGGGACATCAACCATTCAGTGTTTTCCAGGCTAAAAACCGCAACACACTATGACGGATTATTGCGAGAAGGCCAATGGATAAATATTGGCAGGGAGCTTCACGTAGAGAGTGAAGAACGCAAATGGAATACCGCCCGTACAGAGGTATTTGAAATGATTGAAAGCGACGTGCTGTTTTGCAAAGACTATGCAAAAGCAATGATCTGCGTGGATGATTGCGGTATAGGCAAAACATACACGGCAAAGTACCTGGCGCGTACCGTAAAAAATTGTTTTTACATAGATGCCAGCCAGGCAAAGACGAAACAACAGTTTGTCCGGTTGATTGCAAAAAATATTGGCGTTGATGATCAGGACAAATATGTCAAGGTCAAGGCCAATATCAAATATGCGCTAAAAATGCTCCCTAACCCGGTTGTTATTATCGACGAATCCGGAGACCTGGAATACACCGCCTTTCTGGAATTAAAAGAGTTGTGGAATGCCACTGATAAAGCATGCGGCTGGTATATGATGGGAGCTGATGGCCTACGTCGTAAAATTGAACGTGGGATCCAGAACAAAAAGGTCGGCTACGCCGAAATATTCAGTCGCTATTCAGACAGGTTCTCATCCATCGTTCCAAAAGACAGGACCGAGCGCCTGAATTTCTACAAAAAACTGATCACGGACGTGCTGACCGTGAATATCAAAAACAAATCGAAGCTGAACGAGATTGTAAGGCGTTGCCTTACCAACGATTCAGAGGGAAATATTGGCGGATTACGCCGTGCAGAGAGTTTATTAATACTAAATCAGTAAGGAGTTAATGAAGCGGGCCGTAAGTGTAGCTAAACTGCTGGAGAGAAAGCTGGAAGTGTATGAGTTTGACGGGATCTGGGGCCAGGTGATTGGCAATCCGGAGCGAAACGGCATCTGGCTCATTTACGGACGCGAAAAGAACGGGAAAACGTGGTTCGCACTTAAGCTGGCGGAGTACCTGAGTGCATTAAGCAAAGTTCTTTACATAAGCGCGGAGGAAGGTACGGGTCCAAATTTTCAAAGTTCATGCATACGGGCGAACCTGGATTATAAAAACAGGGATCTCCAGTTCACAGAATACATCCCAATCGCAGAACTGGAGATGGTCCTTAAAAGAAGGTACAGCCCCAGAGTTGTAATTATCGACAACACGAGCGTCTATGGATCCGAGCTAAAAAGTGCTGACATCGTAAGACTAATGCGAAATGAAAGAGTTCTTTTTATCATCCTGGCACACGAAAAACGAAATCAGCCAGATGGAGCCACCGCGGTCATGGCAAAGAAGCTGGCCAAAGTGATCTTGAGAGTAGAAGGCCTAACGGCTGACGTTAGCGGGCGTGTTCCTGGTGGACAAATAACAATTGATGAAAACAGATCTCTTATTTATTGGGGGGCGCCCGTTGGAGCTGAAGAATAGATCTATTACCGGTGGTGCCGAACCGATGAAATAATTCGGGGAGTGAGCTGGCTGCACGCAGGTTCGAATCCTGCCTCCGGTACGAAAACTAAAATCACACAAATGGAAAAACAATTTATGATCGTTGAGTTGCCTAAAGAGGTGGACGGCGGATTAGCCTTCTCCCTGGGTGGGACTTATGAAATGTTTGAAAGCTACGAACACGCTTTCGATGCTTTTAATGAGCGCATAAGTCGGGAGGGTGCTCAAATATTCGCCGTTCCAAAAGGAACACCTCCGCTTCGGGTATCGCTGGATCATTGCGACCTGGAACTATGGATCATCAAAAGGACCCATGAACTCACAACAACCGATTAGCTATGAAGGATGAATTTAACGCATGGGTTTCTGCCTTTGAGATTGAAATGAACCGGCGATTCGGATCGGGTCACCGAGTGTCTGTGTATAAACATGCCATTAACGAGATAGATCTTATAGCTGATATCGTTTCGGAGGAGACCGGTGTGCCGGTGGACAAAATGAAGTCGGAATCAAGGGAGAAGGAGACTGTTAACGCAAGACAAATTGTGCTTTATCTATGTAGGCTCTACACGAGGTACACTAACCGAACGATCGGCCGGTGTTTCAATCGAGACCACACCACAGTTATGCATAGTTTCCGAACAATTGCAAACCATATAATCGCGGATGACGGCCTGGTTATGAGCTACCTCCCAACGTGTGAATCCCTGGTTAAACAAAAATTAAGCACTGATGATGACAAAAGCTAAAAACACAGCAGAGCAAATCGCGAAAGAGAGGGCTAAAACATCACATGAAATGATGGACCTCGTTGGTGCCACATATGACCAGTGGGTGTGGCTTGTTTTTGATACGGGTTGCCTTCTGGTTGAACGGTATATCAGCCAGCCTTTCATGCAGCAATACCTGTTGACGGATAAGGCGGTTAAATTCTGGAATTGGTGGCTAATGGAGTTTATGGACGATGATGCTATCCTGTTTGATGATAAGTTCTGTATTGACTACGCGGACTACCACCAGGCTAAAATGGAACTCCTGACTGATAAAAATCAGTATGCGCGGTTCAATTATTTTTTAATGCGTAATAAACTACTAAATGGCAAAGAAATTCAAAACTAAGTTTAGCTACGACATGGCGGTGAACGTTTCCAATATTCTTGAAAAGATCATTCGGGAGGAAACGGATCATGATCCAAGTACCAGGCTGATGTTATCCGGATTTGCTGAAGTCATGCTGACAATTCGCAAAAAGCTGGTAGAGTATCAACGCGAATATAAGCTAACGTTCACGCCGGTGCAGGCTCACGCACTTCGATTGCTCTATACCGAGTACATAGCTCCAAACGGAAACAATAATGGATACATGGAAAACCGGCTTCTCCTCATCAGCAATGAAATTCATCAACAATTTGAAATTTAAGTCATGGGAAACAACTTTGAAATCGATTACCAGTACGTGGTTAAAACCATAGAAACTGCACGAACAGAATTTCAGCTTAATTGTGCTACCAACATCGTAAAACAATTCTACGCGAATTACAGAGCCTATGATATAGCCGAAAAGCTGGTGTTCATGCTAAATCAGGCGAAACAAAAAAATCGAGATATCAATTAAATCCAATCAATAATTTAAAAAAACAACAAATGGCAAGAATTACCAAAAAGACAAATGTTAATGTAAGCCTTTCAGAGGCGCAGGAAGCGGCCCACTCTTATGCACAGCATAGTAACAGAAAGGACAAATTAACCGCGGAAATGAACCAAAAGATCGCCACCATACGCGAAAAGTATGAGCCGGATATTACTCAAATCGATGGCGAAATGGAAGAGTATTCGGAGGTGCTTCAGGTGTATGCCCTGGAACAGAGAAAAAACTGGGATGGGAAGAGCATTGAACTCGCAAACTGTATTATTGGATTTAGAACAAATCCACCAAGCGTCACGAAAAAGAAAGGATTAACCTGGGAAGGTGTTGTTGGGCTTCTCAAGGCGAGTAAGGTTCTCAAAACATTCGTAAAAGTCAAAGAAGACGTTGATAAATCGGCGATCCTTAAAGTGCAAGCAGATCAAAAGATCATGAAAGCGCTTTCCCTAGTGGGAGTAACTGTTGAGCAGGAGGAGCAGTTCTACGTTGATACTAAAAAGGAAAAAGCAGCATAGTCGGTTAGTAAGCGGCCACCTTCGCATTGTGCGGGGTGGCCTTTTTTGTTAAAATAAAAACTCACACAAATGAATACTATATATAAAAAAAGTGAAACTAAGAAGTCGGAGAAACACGTGACTGAAAGAATTAAAACGTTTGACGATGCCTGTGAGGCATTGGGATTGGATATGGTTCAAATAGGCGTTTTAGGGATGGCAATGGATATGGAAAGTATTACAGCCTATTTAAAACTGATCATAATAATCCGAGCTCTGAATGAAGGTTGGAAACCAGATTGGAATGACACCGAACAACCCAAATATTTCCCATGGTTTCGGTTTTCCAGCTCGAATGCGGGTCTCGCTTTCTCGAATACGAATCTCTCGCCGTCGTTTGCGCTTACGTCTTTCGGCTCCCGTCTTTGCTTTAAATCGCCACGTCTGGCGAAATATGCGGGAAAACAATTTATTGAAATATATCTTGATTACTTGTTAATAAAATAAATGCCATGAACAAAGATTGCATCATCGTAAAAACAAGCGCTGACGATGTACATAGTTACCTAAAATGCTCGTTTGAAAGATTTAGCATTGAAGAGTTAGAAATAAATATTGAGTATGAGAAACGAAACAGCAACAGATCGACAGTTTTGAAATATTTAAAACGGGCAATCAGGCTAAAGACGCTAGGAGCAAAAAAGTATTAAAATGAACCAGTACAGCGGATTTTTTAAAGCATTGAAAAAACTCCCAGGACTATCCAAGGAGGAGGCGGTTTATGATTTTACTTCTGGGCGGACGAGAAGCCTTCAAAAGCTGGATTATTGGGAAGTTCAAGAACTTACCCGGTGTTTGGCGGAGATAGCTGGCAAAGTTCAGGTTTCCAGGCAGGAGGATACCAAAAAAACCGATCAGTTCCCGGGCGGTGAAAAAGCTGACAAGATGCGAAAAGCCATTATCGCCATTTTTAGAAAGATGGGGAAAACGGTTCCGGACGCGATTACCTGGGCGGAACGTCAGGGGGTAAAAGGCGTTAAGAAAGGCTTTAACGAGTACACGACCGGGGAGCTGTATGTCCTCATCGGCATCGCAGAAAAGATTCTAGGGGACGTAGAGACCAAAATCAGAACAAATGCCAATAGATTATAAGCTATATCACCCAAAATGGACTCTGATCAGCCGGTTGGTGAGATTTAAAAGGGCTGGTAACCGATGCGAATGGTGTGGTGCTGAGAACTATGACCCACATCCGATTACGGGCAGTAAAGTGGTTCTAACGGTCGCGCATATAGATAGGGATAAGACCAACAACCGGTTCTCAAACCTTGCTGCCTTATGCCAGCGATGTCATCTAAAGCATGATATCAGGCAGCATGTAAACAATCGTAAATATGGTAGAAATCATAAAGAAGATCACAAATTGAAATTATTATGAAAACATTTCTTCTTTCAAGTTCGGGTTTCACAGGGGAGGGACTTTTCCGCTTCGACGAAGCGGGCCGGCTCGTGCAATATGATGTCACTAATGCCGCTCTTAGCCAGGAACAGTTAAACTGGTTTACCAATAAACTACCAAGAACACTTTCAGAGCTTAAAAACGTGTTAAGAGCAAGTAGAGGATCCGTCCTTACCGAACAAAAGCAGTCGGCTGTAACGTTTGACATGTTTTGGGACAAATACGACGAAAAGACCCGCTCATCGAAAAAAAGGAGCCTCGCCAAATGGAACAGAATGAGTCAGGTTCAACGGGATAAGGCTTTTAACTTTATCGACACTTATTTTCGTAACTTGCTGGGCACTGCGCCAAAATATGCCAATACTTACCTCAACGATGAGCTTTGGAATAATTAAATCCACATCAAATAACACTTAAAACTATTAATTATGAAATTTAGCGAGTACAATGCACTTAGCAAAGAAGAAAGAAAAAAAGTATCCTTTAAACAAATACCTATATCTATGAAGATCGTAGTGTTTGTTTTTTTGGCAACGATCGTTATGATGTCGATTGGCGAATGTTCAAGTGATACTAAATCGACACAGCCCGAGGTGGCTGCATCGGTGAGACTCACACAATCGCAATTTGACTCGGCGCCATACGAGGCAAAAATGAAATGGATTGAATCATACTTAAAGACGGGAGGTAGCCAATATGAATTCAGCGCTCAAATGCTCCGAGCAGTAAGAAATATGTTCAACTTCCCTGAAGAGGTAAAATTCGGATTTGGAGAAGCTCCACTTTTTAAAAACGGTACATTGGTTGACGCTGATATGGGTTTTGTGTTCTATAAAGGTTATGTAACGGCAAAAAATGCCTTTGGAATGAAATCCAAATACGTCTTTCAGATTCGAACTGTTGTTAAGCCAGATAGTCTTTACATAGATAACGTGAGCGTTAATGAAGTGAGGTGATATTTTTACCCGTCTGTTAATAAACCCATAATAACTACTCAAAGCCATGTGGCCATTATGCTGCGTGGCTTTTTTAATTTTGTGGGACTATTTCAGCAATTTCTGACGGCGGGAAAATGAATGCATGGCATACACGAATGAAAATCATAAAAAACGAGTAAGGTATATTTTGCGGGTATACCAGGAGCACAAGCACCACGACGTGACGGACACCTTTATCCTTAAAAATGTATTCCCGAAATTCAACATTTATCTGAGCTACAGGCAGTGGATGAACTACAAGAATATCAAGATTAATGATCTGCAGCCATTACAGCAACTCGCCCTTTTTTAGAGAATTAATCCAATCTCCGGGCCTTGAATCTGGATGGCAACCGGGCTCTTGGTTAATTTTGTTCCACGGGCGCTGTCATCTCTAATAGATACGGTAAATACCACATCAAACAAATTTATCCCTTCATCGTTTTTGCGCCGGTGTAGCTGCGTCCGGGTGAGTGGACCATAAAATGGACTCCCGGTCCACCCGTGCAGGGCCTGATGAACGGATTGAATCGTATCATATACTTTCCATGCGGCCTGTTTTTGTAGAAGTGGAGCGTTCGCAGAACTGTTCGTCAGCTTTATGTCAGCAACGGTGATGATCACTGTGCCGATACCTGTTTGAACTCCTTTGCCTTGATCGGTATAGACGATTGTTCCAATATTGATAAGTGCACAAGGAAATTTCACGGGTTGAGCAACAGAGTAATAGTCCATCTGTCCCCAATCCTCATCGATATATGCCAGCTGGGGTACATAGGCCTGCAGTCTTGTCTGAATATCCGTTAAGAGTTGTTTCATGGCTTATTTTTTAAAGCGTTCTCAATTTGGTCTTCAATGATATGAATATGTGAATCCACTACCCTTTTTACTGAAATGTCAACCTGTGGATGACTTCCGATAAATTGCCGTTTCGGCATATTTATCTTACTCCCTACTTTCATGAGCGCCATGTTCTTCCAGAAAGCAGCATCAGCGATAAATCGTTGTGTCGCCCTGGTTGCGGTTCCATTCTTTTTGCTCTTTACTTTACCGGATGCCTTGTAATACATCGCCCAGAAAGCTTTTTTCATCGCAGCTGTAACGGTTATCGATCCGCCTTCGTTATGGATCTCTGATGCTGGCTGGCTGTTGGTAAACACAATAGTATTGCCCTGGACCCTGCTTTGATTACCGCGGCGCAACGCGCCAGTCCTCATCATCAGGGATCCGCGACTGGTTGGATATTTTGCCCCCGGCCATTTTTGGTCAAAAAAAGCCTTCCTTTCGAAGTTTCGGTCGAACTCATCTGAAATATCAGTTTTCACATCTTTTAAAACAGCCTTAAAAAACTTTTCAAAATCCAGCATATTGTTTTTGAATTTTAAAATAAAGTGTATATTTGTGATGTCCTACCTACGGGCAGGGCCCCAGCGATGCCACCTTCGGGTGGCTTGCGCTTTTATAGTACCTGCTTTAAATCACCATTCTTGTATAACCACACCTCATCAATCAAGACTCCTCCTCGGCGTCTGTAAAAAACGGTCCTTTTTATCTCGTTAAGTGATAACCCGGCGTCTTCAATAACAATCCTTGACGATTGCTTTAACCCCCGCTTCATCATATTGTACAAGGCTTTTTCGGGTTTTTTCGTTAAAAATCCTTCTAATTCGTAGTACTTCTTACCAACTCGAAAATCCGGACATTTCCCCTCATATTTTGTACCTATTAAGTCGCCAAAGAAATTTTTATAGGCCGGATCGTCCTTATGTACTTTTGGAAGAATTTCCGTCTGCTCGCCTTTTTTTGCAAAATGTTCGCAGCATTTTAGCACTTTTGGGTAATCTGTAGCAAGCTTATCTACCAATACAGAGCTGGCGATACTACCCCCGTTTTTGAACTCCTTAATTTTTTGGGATACCAAAGTATTTTGCAGATCTTTCTGCCAACCGCACTTTTCTCGCTCATTTGCAAGTAAGATCGTAGCCATGCGGATATTGCAACTAAGATTCAGTTTCTTGCCGCAATGCTGTGCATAATACGGATGTTTAGGCGGAAAGATTCGCTGCTGTTTACCTGGATTGAAACGAAAAATCTCATCCGCGTTTTTCCCATCTTTACCAATTCTCGTAGTACCAGCATCACCAAGCCTCTCGGCTTCGTCAGTATCTGTCCTTTTGTATTTTCCCGGCAATACTTCTACCGCCGTGCAACGGCAATTCCAACCGTTGGGGGGATAGTATTTATTCCAAAACTTATCCCTCGCGGGAAGGGTAATATTTGCCATGGCCGCATGTTCTGCACGAACACGATCATCCTGCGCCGTCCTATATTGCAGATCATTATCCATGTCGATTTCAGACCAGTTAGCTGCCATCTGCGCGCTACCGGTTGCAAATAGGTATTCAGCCTGCAGATAATTGTCATTATAGGTTGCATTGATCTTTTTAACGTCTTCGGAGAACTGGTAGTACGGTTTGATTTCACCTGTTGACGTGGTAAGTAGCTGGCTGGCTTCTTTCAGCTGCGCATAGGTTTTCATACCCGAAAAAATAAACACATCGTTCTTGAGCGCCTGCATCATCCTATCCGGAACCTGGTGCGTAATACCTTCAGTAATGCTTTCCAACAAAACTTCGTTTAAAGCCGAATGCAGGGCTTTGACGGGCTTGTCTTTGTAGGCAAAGGATTTGCTTTCATGCAACCATTTCGCGGCTGCATCGAAAGCTTTTCTGGCTTTTTGGGTTAATTTTTCGTAAACGCCTGATCCGGATGTTAAATTAGCATGGTCGGCGCAAACGCAAACATGATAAAGCCCGCTTAAATAGCTGTGAAAATTATGAAAGCTGAGTGCGGGGCGGTGCTGGTCGCTTGCCGCCCTTAAACGAAAAAATCAGCGCCCAGATTATTGTTTTGATTGCTGTTCGATGTGCCTGACTTTGTTGTAACCTTCACCCCAAACTTTTCTTCGATCCAATCATCAGGCACTTCTTTGTATGGCATAAATCCAACCGTAAACTTAAAGAGCTGCTCCAGATCCTCTGTCTTTTCAAACTCAAATTCGACATTTCCCTTCAACCATCCAATTTGCACCAACGCGGGTATGACAACCTTATTCCAGGCCTGCTCAACTTTTTGCATATCCGACTTAACAAGCTGCCATAGTACTTCCTGTGCACTCTCATCCTTGCTTCTATTACCGTGAACCGTGTCCTGGCCGATTATGGCGCCGCTTATTGCGAGGCTGATCTCGTTGTTACATAGGCGAATAAGTTCGGCGTATACTTCACCTTTTGTATTGACACCTTGCGCCCAATCGAAGCTTTCGTTATTGTCGATGATAAACCAGGATGCCGCTCCCATTTGTTGCATCATGGTTTTGGCCCGGTTAAGCATGGACTGGTCGCGCGTGTTCGTCTTCAGGACTCTTGGGGGAATACCATATATTTCGCAAAGCTCGGACCAGCAACTTTGCGCGAAACGTTTCATGAGAACATGCGGTACAACTTTGTTGAGCCTGCCGAGCGGGTCTCCGGTAAATTCAAGGATCCATTTACCAAACTCTTTTAATTCCCGGTATTTTATCAGGTTCGTGTCCTCGGAATAGTTCGTATAAAACGTTCCCGTTTGCGGGATGATATTTGTTCGTGGGATCAGCTCACACTCGAGATCTTTGTCCTTCATTTGAACCAATTCAATGACGCTGTACCAGAATTCGTCTGACTCCAGGATGGCATTAGTAATCTGCCGGTATAAAGCTGATTTTTTTAATTTCAGTGTTTGTTCTTCGTCAATAGTATCTACACTTTTCAGCAAAAAATTGCTGGTGAACAACTGCTGTTTTCTGTTTTCCCGCTGTGATGATAATAGTGCATCATTTGAGATTTGTGTAAGTAACAGCTGTAATGGATAAAGTTTAGGCTCATCTGACTGCGCCTGATTCACTGCATTGGTCCAACTCTTTATATCCTGGCGTATTTGAAGTACAGATTGCAGGTCCCAGGGCAATACCCGGCCAGTCATTTCCTTTTTAAAATCTGCACTCGCGCTCAGTCGTGATATTCTGGTTCTTTTTTTCATTCTGATTGTTATTCGTGGTTGAATTTTTGACGGCTCCCGTAGATAGCTATTTCAGGCTGAGTAATGGGGTTCCCAAGTGGATCCAGGGCGGGTGGGACATATGTTGGCAGGGCTCCAATTGTTATGGTCCCTCGCGCGACTTTTGTCAAGAAGTCGACACTACGATCGTATCGCTCTTTAACCTGCTCATAAATGATATCCGGGTTAGACAATTGTATGATCCACCATTTTGCGATCGTTTTTACATGAGCCAAAATAAGCGCATTGCGATCCGGGCCTATTTTGTTAAAGATATTTTCGATATCGTATATCTTTCGACCATCGGTCCATTCAACGAGGCCGCCGGGTGTCAGATAGCTTTTTACCTCATCGATGGCGGCCTCAATAGCCTGTTCTACGATGGCCAGATTGTTCCCGGTAATATCAGTCACCTGGTATTCGTAAATAGTGGAATTTAGTTCCGCTGTTGTCAAAAATGTTGCCATAGAAATTATCGTTTAAAAGCCGAATAAAATAGCCGAAATGATGTTATCAAAAAATAAACTGCTTCAGCGAGCATGATCAACGTCACTGGGTGACATAGGCTGTATGTGCTTATGGTATTTAGAAACATCAGTAGTGGTTATTTATTCTTTCACCAAAAGCGTATTCGAGATTTTTCCCGGTCGTGGACATATTCAACATGCTCATCGCTCCCTGCAAAGCATCGGGACCATCGTCATGAGCAGCGCTGCCTTTTTCAAAGGACAACAGTTGATCCACGAGCTCCTGCATGTCTGCATTGGTTCGTAGGCGCTCGTTTAAAAACACTCGCCGTTTTTCAAAGAATCCGGCCATAGCTTCAATCCGATCATACTTATTGTCCTTTGCCCTTTTACTGGCAATAACCGGTATGTAATACCCACGGCGGTCACCTTCCGTGTCAAAGTCGTTCACGAACTCATCCATGGCAAACAGGCCCTCGATGTAATAGTTAATATTATGCGCCTGCAGACCATACTTTTCGTACATATCATAAAGCCATTCGGCACAATTTGCGCGGCTTTTTTGGCGTACGTAAGCCAAAAGGACGTGAAATTCCCTATCCTTTTTACCCACCAGAATCAACGCCTTAAAGTCTGCTTGTGCTTTATAGGATAGGTCACCATAGAAACAAAGGCTATCATAGTGCGAAAGGCCCAGCGGTTTGCTGTACTGTATATCGTTAAATTTGAAGATTTTACCCTCCTCAACATGCTTATGCATAAACTCACGCAGGAAGCTGCGCCTGGGCATATCCTCATATTTGTTGCGCCAGTATTTTGCAGAAGTCTTTTCAGGCCACTCTGGCTCGAACGTTGTGAGGTTTTTTACGGCGCAAACGGTCATGACCTTATACGCTGTCGTCCCCGTTTCTTTCCTTTCTTTTCGTTTTGCTTCAACCGCTTTGAAATACGTTTTCAAGCGGTTTGTAATGCTATTCTTGTGAAAGTTATTATTGGCGTAAATAAATCGTTCGGTCCCGTCATCGTCGGCGTCAAAGGTTCCCCAGATGTCTTCGGTGACATAATCCACGGCTTCACGCATTAGCCGGTCACTATTTACATGTTTCTTTGAATCCACATCGTCACAAACAATGTAATCCGGTCTTTCGGAACCGTTTCTGGCCCCCCGGGGGGATTGCCCAAATCCTATGGCCATAAACTTAATAGCATCGGTAGTGGTAAAATCTCCCTCTGCCCAGTCCCCTTGCTGAAACTTTTCGCCATAGTCGTTTTTCAACCGGTTATTATGCTGTAGCTCAGCCTGAATACCAGAAAGCAGTTGTTTTGCTTTTGGTTCAGTTTCTCCAACCAGTAGCATGAACTTCAGATCATTTTTTACCAGGTACAGGTACAGGGGGATCCCCAAATCGATATGTGTGGATTTAGCTGCGGATCTGTACCACTCAGCCAGAAGCCTGATGCGGGTGTGCTTAACGACTGTTTTGGCAAGTTCCTTATGAAACCAGGCACACTTCTTCTTAGCGAAATTTGGGAAATAGTACTCAAACCAGTTGATATAGTCACTTTGCAGCGAGCGGATCCGTTTTGACTTCTGATCAGGCGTTTCGTGAATATCGATGCTGGTAGCCTGGGCAATACGTATGCAATGCTTTTCATAATCGGCGAGCAGCTTCTGGTATCGTTTATCGACGGTGGTGCTCATGATTCAAGTCCGATTCTGTGAAGCAAAAACTGTTTGTGAAACGGCGTGCATTGGTTAGCAAATACAGGATCTGTTTTTGCGATAAAATTGTCCAGCTCTTTAAGCAGTTTGGCAACGACCGTCGGATCAAGTTTGCGCTCGCACCGATCAAGAGCGGCCATAAGCTTGCTGATGCCATCTGCTTTGAGAACCGGTGGATTTCCCTGAGCGACGCTCAGTAGTTCATCCTGCAGGAGTTGTTTGATCTTAACCGGTGAAGCGTGATAATCTCTGCGAGCATCTTCCCATTTATCCTTTGTCTTCCACTCGGATATCGTTTTTGCAGTCACACCGTACATTTCCGCAACCTCATTTTGCGTTGCATCAAAATTTTGGATGAAGTAGTCTTTTGCTAACTCCCGAATTCTGCTTTTTTTTAATCCCATCGCTTTGCTTTTCGTCACAAAACAACAGTGAAATGCCCCCTTTTGAAAAAACCTGCGCAAGCATTGCACAACTATTTCGCCCGGGAATTTCTAAAAGTAAAATTTGCTTCTGCATTAAGTTGAATAAACGATGAAATCAAAATGTTCTAAAATGTAAATAAGTATGCCAGCATTTGTTTTGAACGATGAGAACACGATTAATAGCTATGGATTCAGGGTCCTGAATTCAGGCATTGACCTTATTCGGTTCAAGCAAAATCCGGTGATGCTAAATGACCACTGGAATAATACTTATTACGTACTCGGCTCCTGGCTAAATCTGCGCGTCGAAGGAAGTAAGCTAATTGCTGAGCCAAACTTTGACCTGGATGATAAACAGGCAAAAGAAATCGCCGGTAAAGTAGAACGTGGGTTTATCAAGGGATGTTCTATGGGCATCCTGTTCGACAGAGACAAAATGGAATGGGAAGGTGCCGGTAAGTTTAAATTAACTTCTTGTGAGCTCCTTGAAGCCAGTATTGTAGCGGTTCCAAGCAACGCGAGCGCTATTTCCCTTTATGCCAAAGATTCCAGGAAACTAATGAGCGAAGAGGAAGTAAAGCTTTGCCTGAGCGCCATACCAGATTCAAACTTTTCCCCAAAAAACGACAATAATAACATGAAAAAAATCATCTTATCGCAGGTAGCTTTAATAGCCTTGAGCCTGCTCGACCACAATTCCAGCGATGGTGTTGATGCAACGCTGGTTGAAAAAGCTATCGGCCAGATGAGTGCAGATCTTAAGAAAGCAAAAGCTGACCTTTCTAACACGCAAACTGCGTTGGAGAAAGCAACTGGGACACTCACAGAGTTGCAAAATGAAGCAAAAGCTAAACAAAAGCTGGACGCTGAGGCCGCTATTCAATTAGCGGTTACAGAGGGTCGCATTGATGCTACCGCAAAAGAAGAGTGGGTAACCCTCATGATTTCAAATCCGGAGATGGCCAAAAAAACTTTGGCAGCCATCCCTGCGAAAAAATCACTGAGTGGGCAGGTTAACAACCCATCGCCCGGATCACCTTCCCCGATAACGGAACAGGAGTTTGAGGCGCTCAGTGAAGAAGCTCAACTGGAGTTCAAAACAAACAATCCTGAAGGTTACAAAAAGCTATTCGCTTAGTCGAGGGACCACACACCAACACAATCATTACGTTAATTAAAAAATGAAATAACAATGCCAGCAATTGCAAATTTTCCCGAAGTGTGGGCCAGCCGGTTCATTCGCAAGATTTCAGAAGCCGTCAACGCTCCATGGCTCGATGGAATTCCGGAGTTGGATGCCAATGTGACCGTGATCAACGGTGGGGACATCAGTGAAAAGAACATAATCTTTGTGCCATCGAGCACATTTGAACCGGATGTCCTGATCAACAATACTGCTGCTATTCCGGAGCAAGCATACACGGATGAGCAAATTCAACTGACCCTGGATAAATACCAGACAAAGTCAACGACGCTCAGTGATGACCAAATCATTGGTGCATCGTTCGCAAAAATCGACGATGCCGTTAAATCTCATGCGAATGCAATCGCAAAGAAAAAGTATTCAAAAGCTGCTCATGCACTGGCTCCGCAGGCTAATGCAGCCAATACTCCGGTGGTGCTTACAACCGGGGTGCTTGCAGGTGGACGCAGGCCATTGAAGTACGATGATCTTATTGCTTTGAAAGCCAAAATGAATATCAACGAAGATTCTGAGGGCATCGTCCTGGTACTTTGTTCAGATCACCTCAATGACCTGCTGCTTGACCGGCAGAATTTTGGCAACCTGTTGCTGGACTACACAGCGGGCAAACCCGCACCAATTATCGCTGGCTTTGAGGTCCACAGCTATATTGCAAATCCACGCTACAGTAACCTGGGCGCGAAGCTTGCATTCGGTGCTGTTCCGGTAGCTACCGACCTTCAGGGTTCGTTCGCATTCGTTAAGACGAATGTTGGCAAGAAAACCGGCATGACCCGTCAGTACTTCTCCCCTGCGGCAATGGACACGCTCACGCAAACAAACCGGCTCAACTACCGCCATTACTTCATGGCGTTGCCGTTCAAGACCGGCCAGTGCGGTGCGATCATCTCAGCACAATCCTAGTGTGTGGGTTTAGGGGGTTCGCCACTGGCGGCCCCTAAGCCTTATTTTATCAATACAAGTCATGCGACCAATTAAATATATAGTAGTTCACTGTACCGCTACGCCACAGAATACAACGGTGGAAAGCATACAAAATTATTGGCGCATGAAGCTGAAGTGGAAAAAGCCTGGTTACCACTATATCGTTCTGCCAAACGGAGCGGTGCGCAATCTGCTCCCGATTGAGGAGGTTAGCAATGGGGTTGCCGGTTTCAACAGCCAAATCATCAACATCAGTTATATAGGTGGCGTTAGCGCGAACGGGGATCCTGTTGACAACCGTACACCTTTTCAAAAAGAATCCATGTGGAAACTTTTGAAAGAGCTGAAACGAAAATTCCCTACTGCGGTTATCCAGGGTCACAGAGATTTTCCAGGTGTCCATAAGGCATGCCCGTCGTTTAATGCAAAAATAGAATATGCGCTGATCTAAAATCATTCAATAAAACTACCATGGCAAACAAAAAAATATCGGCTTACTTTAAGGATTACCCAAACAGTCCTGAATGTGCTGAGACGTCTGACGGAACATTGTTTCACCTCGAGAGCGATGCAAAGAATCACGCGGAAAGTCTTGAGGATAAGTCTGTGAAGATTCACAAGAAAGCTGATGGTCGGCAGTTTGCGGAATCTGCTGATGAAGAGGTCGTAATAGGTTCGTTTGAGCCTACCGAGGATGGCGCACCGGATGACGAAACGCCGGATCCGGTTCAAGTTGCGGAGCAAATACAGGAACCCACACAGGAACTTAAAGCTCCTGCCAAAAAAAAAGGCCATAAAGCGAAATAAGTAATCACAAAAAAAGTAAATACAGATGTTACCTCGCGTAAAGATTTCGTTTGACAATAGCGCCCTTAGAATGAGTACTCCCATGCCTGATGGCGTTGGAGGTGCTGTACTTACGGGTGTTACAGTTGTCGGGAAGTTTGTTCTAGGCACTACCTATATCATCCGCAACCTGGACGGGCTGAAAGACTTGGGTATCACATCCGCTCCGGCAGATCCAAATGCCTACATTTTCAAGTTCGTAAACGAGTTTTATCAGGAAGCTGCGATTGACACCGAGCTATGGATTATGGGCGTGGCAGATACCGTGAAGCTCAGCGATATGGCCAGCATCGCAAATGATCATGGAAAGGCGCTTGCAAATGCAGCCGGTGGTAAGTTACGCTGGCTGGCCTTTGGACGGAAACCAGCAGCCGGATATATTCCGACACCAGGTGGCGGATTGGACGGTGATGTAGCACTTGCGACAACAAACGCCCAAGCTCTGGCAGAATACTTCACCAATTCAAAGTTTGCACCCCTATTCTGTATTATCGACGGTGCTGGGTTTACCGGAGCCATTGCGGATCTTGTCAGTATTCGCGACATCACTACTAATAACCGCGTGTGCGTACTTATTGGTGATACTGTTGTGAGTTCATACAACTCGACCATTGGAACGTTGTGCGGTCGTATTGCCTCCATACCTGTTCAGCGAAATATTGCGCGGGTAAAGGACGGTGCTGTGACCCAGGGCAAGTTATACATTGGGGCAAAGACTGTTGATGCTGCCGATTTTGAAAGTATCCACGATAAGGGATATATCACGTTTCGGACTATTGTTGGCCGGGGAGGATATTTCTTTAACGATGATTTTCTTGCTGCTCCTGACCTGGATGATTACAGCCATATCACGGCCCGCAGGACGGTTGACAAAGCCTATAGGATCGCTTATCAGACGCTCGTTAACGAGCTGAATGATGAGGTGCCGATCAACGCAGACGGTACGCTTCCTGAAGCATTTGTGAAAAACTGGCAAGCTATGGTTGAGTTTGACGTAAGCCGGCAAATGACCGCAAATGGTGAGTTGAGTGGCGATATTGGAAATGGTGACCTCGGTGTACAGGTGTATATCGACCCCAGTCAGAACGTATCAAGTACCAGCAAGATTATTGTGAAAATACGGGTTCGTCCGTTTGGATACGCAAGGTTCATCGATGTATATCTTGGATTCCAGGCTGTGGTTGTGTGATCTCAATTTTTAAAGCAGTTTAAAAACAAATAAAATGTTCAATTCTCGTGATTACGAATGGGCTGATGCAAGCCTGATCCTTGCCGGAGCTGATGTGATTGGCCTGAGAGGCGTCAAATACAAAAGCAAGATTGACCGCGAACCATTGTACGCTAAAGGACGAGAACCGCACAGCATACAAAGTGGCAATAAAAGCTATGAAGGTGAGATCACTGTCACGCTGGCGGAATATCTCAAAATGCCTTCCGATCTCCTACAGCTCAAAGCACTGACAGCTTCCGTCAGTTTTGGAAACCCAAGCGAGGGGATGCCCATGCAGACAAAAACCATAATGGGAATTTACTTTACCGAGAGTGGACCCGAGGCTAAGCAGGGCGATAAGGTAATGGAAGTAACCCTGCCGTTCATAGCCATGAAGATTGTTTAACTGAATTGTTTAATACAAAAATCTACACATGAACAAAAATGACATGGTAGCTTCCGGATCCGTAACACCGGAAGTTATCGAAAAATGGAAAAGTGAATACGGCGAAATTGCGAAGTTCACCGTTGTTGATAAAGGACAAAAAAAGATTGTTTACGTCAGGACGCCTTCAAACAAGGACATTGATTACGCCAGCTCTAACCTCACTGCAGGCAAATTGACACAGTATGGGATCACGCTGTTTCATAGCTGCCAAATTGGTGGGGATAAGATAGAAAGCGATGCGGCGCTACGGACGATCGGTAAGAACATGAATGAGCTGATTGAAGACGTGGAAATAAGCCTGGAAAAGCTTTAGCGGATGCCGAGTATGGCATTCGTATTCCCGACGAGCAAACGCCTTTATCAAAAACAACCGGGAAACAGGTAACACACCAGGAGTGGTGTAGGGCACATAAAGAACGGATTGATGAAAGGCGCAAAATGTTTTCATTGATCCGTTATTATTTTCAAAAAGAACCCTATGATTTGCCAGTCGCTGAAATTGCGATGCTTTGGGTTGATCTGGCATGGATAAGGGAAACGCAGGATAAAGCTTCAAGAAAATAAAATGAGCAAGTACCTTGAATACATATTGAGCCTTAAAGATCAGATGTCGGCTGGGTTACAAAAAGTAACCGGTAATGCCAACATGTTGAATCAGACGCTTGATAAGGTTCAAGGGAAAAGAATTCTGGCACCACAGGATCTAGCTGCTCAGGGTGCGGCAAATTCAATAAATAGGGTTAGCGAGGCTGCAAGGTCGATCTCAATCAATCCGCAATCTTCAAATGCGCTTTATGACATATCACGAAGTGCCGGATCTGCTGGAGGTGATGTTAATAATCTAAAGAACAGGGTCGGTGAGCTTGACACTTCTTTTAGAAACGTATCATCGGGCGGGATAACAGCGTTCAAAATTGCGCTTGGGGGTTTAGCGGCGGCTGCGGTAATGCAAGTAGGTTCGCTAGGTAGCAGCCTGGTTGATAGTGTAATACAGGGAACCATTAAACGAGAGCAGGATCTGGTTGGTCTGACCACCTTTTTGGGAGAGAATGCGAGAAAGGTGTATGATGCTATACAGCAGGATGCAGCGACTACGCCATTCAATACAGAGTCTTTATTAACAGTAAATAGAGCACTTATTTCTGCCGGTGTTGATGCGGATAAGGCCAGGAAAGACACCATGAACCTGGCGAATGCTATTTCTGCTGTCGGGATGGGTAATGCGGAGCTTAGCCGGATGGCGGTGAACATGCAGCAAATAAAAAACGTTGGCAAAGCAACTGCGCTTGATATAAAACAGTTTGGATTTGCGGGAATAAATATTTACCAGCTTCTCGCAGACTCAACGGGAAAATCGATGAAGCAGCTCGAAGAAATGGATATTACGTATGAGCAGTTGTCTGCGGCATTTGAAAAGGCTGCCGGGAAGGGAGGTCTATACCAGGGAGCTTTGGAAAAACAAGGTAAGACGCTTGGAGCTCTTATTGAGACGGCAAGAGATCAACTGAAAATATTTGCGACTAATTTCGGTGACAGTCTCAGACCTGTCATTGAAAAATGGGTCGGATATTTTCAACAATTTGTCAATAAGACCCCTGAAATATTCAAAACTATTAAACCCATTATTGTCGCTGTTTCTGATTTGTTTTTAGGATTGTTCAAGGTGATCGGCAAAGGAGTGAGCGTCATTGGGTGGCTATGGGACAAACTCAATGAAGGCAATCCAATTATATGGTTAGCTACATCTTTACTCGGTTCACTCGTTGTTCAGATCATCGCAGTACAAACGTGGTCGATGCTTGCTGCAGCGAAAACATCATTATGGGCAGCGAAGCAGTGGCTGCTCAATACGTCGATGTTGGCAAATCCAATCACATGGATCATTGCAGCCGTGATAGGGCTCATAGGTGGTATCGCTTATCTAATCTACCGCTATGAAGGTTGGGGAGCTGCCTGGGAAGCATTAGTCATGTACCTGAAAGCAAGCTGGGGTGAGTTCAAAGCTAGTTTCACGCTCGTTTGGCTGATGATAGAAGATGCGTTTTTAAGTGGGATAGATCGGCTTAAAGTAGCCTGGTTCAGTTTTCAATCGCTATGGGATAAAGACGCCGCTGCTGCTGGCCTGAGTAAGATAGGTAATGAGGCTCAAAAACGTGCTAATGAAATTGCAAAAGCAAAAGGAATCGTTGCTGATTTTCAAAAACAAGAGCAGGAAAGCTTGTCAAAGGTAGTGTTGAAAGATTCGGGAAAGAGTTTCAAGGATATGTTTAGCGGTGCAAAAGAACCGATCCAATTTCGGCCTGGAATAGTCTACGAAACTCTAAGTGGGAAAAAGGTGATGACAAAACATGGCATTGATCCAGGCGGAGATGGTAAGGATAAAGGAACGGGAGGCCGGAAAAAGTCGAATGAAACCGTTGCCACTGGTGGGACAAAGAACACAACGATTTACCTGACCATCGGAAAGCAAATCGAAAAGTTGACAATCGAAAATAAAACAGGTTTATTCCAGGAAAGCGCAGAGCAAATGCAGGACATGGTCACCGACGCGCTTATTCGCTCACTATCAATGGCTGAAAGTTTGGCACCATGAGTTTGCTGTTAAAAATAAAGAGTGAAATCACCGGCAACAGGTATGATAATGCCAGGAGGGTTGATGATGACACGAGTTACCGATCCACGGCTATAGAGCAGGCCATGCCGCTGTGGATGAAAATTAAAGGTGAGGGTGAAAGGTGGCTGCTCCCTTGGGAACCGATGATTAGCGTAAGGGGCAGCAATTCAATCGCGAAACGCAAGGTTGCAAAGGCGAAGGATTCAGGGGGTTCTATAAAGGAGTATTGGAGCCAGGATGATTATGAGATTACGATCGAGGGATTATTTACTTACGTTGATAGTAATGTTTACCCCCGCGCAGATTTGGAGAAACTGAAAACATTTTGTGAAGCAAAAAAGCCGATTGAAGTTGAAGCTAATATTTTGGAAGGATTGGGAATAACAAGTATGATCATTGAAGAATTCGATATCCCCTTCACCGTTGGACCCGCAAATCCGATATGGACGATCAAGGCGGTAAGTGATAAAGATTGGGAACTGTTGGTAAAGGAATAGTATGTTTCAAAAAATGAGCTGGCGCATAAAGATTGGCAGCTACACGCTGAAAATGCTTGAAAGTGTTGAGATCAATAAAAGCGTTGATACCCTTGCCGATACTTGTGTGATAAAAGTACCTGGTACGGCCTACGGGGCAGCGCTTCAGGTGGAAGGGAAAGTGAAGGTTGGCGATGCGGTGAAGGTTGAACTCGGGTATGATGAAAATTACCTGGTTGAATTTGAAGGATTTCTCCAGCGGATTGATACAGATAATGGCTCTTTGACATTCAATTGTGAGGACGGTCTGTTCCTGCTTCGAAAAGACGTGAAAGACAAACAGTTCAAAAACGCCGAAATGAAAGAAATAGCCCAATACGTTGTTTCGCAAACGGGCAGCGGTTTGAAGGTGAACTGTACACTTACACTGAAGTACGACAAATTTGTTATTAGCCGGGCAACCGGATATGACGTATTGAAGAAACTGCAGGAAGAGACCGCCTCCAACATTTACATTAAGGATGGGGCATTGCAAATACATCCGCTATACATTGAAAAGGGCGGAGATGTGATTTATTCATTTCAGAAAAACATCGAATCCGCGGACTTGAAGTATAGGAAGAAAGAAGATCGGAAGGTAGAAGTTATAGTAGAAAATACCGCTCCGGACGGAAAAAAGATTGAAGTGAGATCTGGAACAACTGGCGGGGACAAAAAAACCTTTTCAGGTGCCGGAATGAGTAAGGATGCCATGAAGAAAAAAGCGGATCATGAGTTTGCGGCTCTTTCTTATGACGGATATGAGGGCAGTATCACTGGGTGGTTAATCCCTCTTTGTGAACCCACTTACAGCGTGAAGATAAAAGACGATGATTATGAATTCAAAACAGGCATTTATTACGCCATCGCAGTTACAACGACGATGGACAGTAGTGGAGCAAAACGTAAGGTGCAACTAGGCAGGAGGTTAGCGTAATGGATAAACTGAAGAAACTTAGGACGGTGATGGGTGCTTATGGCGGAACCACAAATTTGGACGTGGTTGCGGCACAGGTTAAAAGTGTTGACGGGGAAAGCTGCACCGTTACAATTGGAGATTTGGAGTTGACTGATGTGCGTTTGAAAGCAACGATAAACGGTCAGGCAAACAAGATCCTCCAGTTTCCTAAGATTGGGTCTACAGTACTCCTTGGGTCACTGACCGGTGATCTGCGAGATCTCGTAATACTGAAGATCGACGAACTGGAAAAAGTGGAATATACACAGGGATCGGTCAAGATAATGATCGACAGTTCGGGCAAGTTGATAAGCATAGAGCCTGGTCAGCTTTCGATCAAGTTCGATGGAAATGACAATAAAGTGAGTGTTAGTAATTCAGGTGTCAGTTTGAAGACGCTCTTTGATGACCTGAAAGAGATTCTGGAGCAATTTAAAGTACTGACGGCGAATGGACCAAGTAGCGGGCTTTTACCGGACACAATAACTAGGATTACGACATGGGGAACAAAATATGGTCAACTTTTAAAGTGAATTAAAATGGCTTTAACAGCGGGTAAAATAGCGTTTAAAACAGGGATGATTCAGTTGATGACTGACATGCGCACCAGGACTGAAAATGCAGACAATGAATATGCAAATAGGTTAGGAGATTTAATTGAGGCGTTCATAAAGTCAGCTGATGGGATTTATGTGGCCGGGTCGCTTCAGGCTGAGACGTACGTTGTGACACCTAATTTACCAGCAGCAATAACGTTACAATGAGAGGTATCGGAATTCTCATATCAAATGATTACGATCTCATGGCGAATAATGAGCGGGCTTTGGATGGTAAGTTGGTTGGAGTGAAACCAGGACGGAGCATACATCAAAATTCCGCCATCATCCTGGCACATGAGCCAGGACAGTTCAAAGAGGATCCGACCATTGGCGTAGGAATTGAGAATATGGTTCTGGATCATGATCTGCTGGCATGGAGGCGAAAGATCAGGCTGGCACTGGAGCAGGATCAGCAAAGGGTTGAGACGGTAAACATAAATGGAGATCAACTAAAAATAAATGCAAAGTATTAAAGTCAGGGAAAGGCAGGAGGTAATCGACATTGCAATGGAGCATGTGGGTACGGTTGAGTCTGTTGTTGATTTATGTATTCAGAACGACCTATCGGTGACGGAACAGCTCATTTCCGGCCAGCAATTGAAAAATCCGGGTCTAAAAAACAAGTGGGTATCACAATTTTTCGGAAGCGAGCGGATAATACCTATATCGAATGCCGGCATAGTTGGTCAAGGTATTGGATCATGGGCAGTATCTATTGATTTTATAGTTAGTTAAAAATGGCAAAAACAATATCTGAGTGGAAAAAAATAATGACTGATCAGTTTATCGGTAATGAAACGATCAGGACATCATATGGTCTCACAAGTGGTAAAACATTTGAGGAGGAGTTTTCTGTTGCAAGTATTGAAAGTATTCTTTTCTACAGTGTCGCATTTGGCGCCTGGTTACTGGAAAGCGTTTTTGATCGCTTTACCACGGATGTTAAAACATACATCGATAATATGAAGCCACATACCACCAGGTGGATAGTTAACATGGCATTAGCTTACCAGCATGGATTCTCCCTGCTGGCAGATTCTGACAAGTTTAATAATACCGGAAAAACTACAGATCAAATCAGCGCAAGCAAGATCGTTGCATATGCTGCATGCACTGAGCACATCAACCAGTACGGCAGGCCTTATCTGCGCTTGAAAGCGGCTAAGAATGATGGTGCTGATCTGGCTCCTCTTGCAGCCGCCGAACTAAGCGGTCTGACTGAATATGTTAAAAAAGTGAAGGACGCTGGAGTAATGATTCAAGTCGAAAGTCTGCCAGCTGATTCGCTAAAGATGAGCTGGAAAATCTATTATGATCCTCTGCTTATTGATATAAATGGCAACCGACTTGACGGGACGGGTAATGATGTGGCAAGAGTTGTTATAAAGGAGTTCTTGACAAAGTTGCCATTTAACGGCATTTACGCGTTGCAAAAGCATGAGGACTATGTCCAGGCTGTGCCGGGTATTCTCCTGTGTCCAATCCTTTATGCTCAGACAAAATATGGAACAACGCCTTGGGTAGATGTAGCTGTTCTTACCACACCAGATTCCGGGTATATCCGTTTTGCCAGTGACGCTGATTTGTTGATTCAATATATCCCACAAAGTGAAGTAGTGTAAATGGAATTTGCAAGTAAAATATATCAATTAAATTTTCGCAGGCTGGTTCTACAACTGATTCCGGTAAGGCTTCGTATGCCAAAACTAACAGCGTTGTTAATGGCACTTGCAAGTCCTATCGGAGTGCTGTATGCGCAGTTTGTTGGGTTCAAAAAGGACATAGAATACCAGCTTACGATAACGCCGCAGGTATGTTACCTGGTGAAGATGCTAAATGATTATTTCGATTACAGCCTTCGTAGGATAGAGATCCGAGATCCGGAATATTTGGACACAGAGCAGGTTTATACGATGGCTGAGCAGCGGATTAGACCGCTTTTCACCAGGTCAGAAGGTCAGAGCATTGCCATTTACACCATCGTAGAAAGTTCAGTGTCTGGAGATGACTTTATAGTTGTAATACCATTTGGTTTACCGGCCGACATTGATGCTATTAAAGCGAAAATCAAAAAGCATTGTTTGCCAACCAAAAAATTTACGATAATTTATGAATAATCTGAAACTAGATAACACGGGTGGACTATACTTTTATCAAGAGCTACTGGCTTATATGTTTGGTACATGTCGGGATGCTATATTGGCTGTATGCAAAGCGCTTGGTGATAATATAATAATCGAAGGCTGCGTGGTTACGGGTGCGGAGATATCGGCGGGTATTGTCGTTACAGGCGGAGATATCCTGCCGTTTGTTGGAGGGGTCGATGCGGGAGGAATCGGCGTTCGGGAGATTGTCAGCAAAGAAATGTTTAACGATGGGGTGAGCAAAGACGTGTACTTCACACGTACGGCAATTCCAGATGCGGCGGGTATT